TAAAAAGCAGGCGACTTGCTGTCCGCCGCTGGCTAACTTCGCTCAGCTGTCGATGTTTCGTTTCGATGGATTGATAATCACATATTGTGTTTTATTGGTCAACACGAATTGTGATTAATGATGACAACAAAGCGTGTTGTTGCTGATTTGAAAGGGAATTTATTTTTTTAAATACCAGTGCTACGCTTAAAAAAACAGCAGGAGGGATGTGCATGGTTCTGGATGAAGAGCGTATAAGCATGAAAATTCAGGCGATGGGGCGGGCGGTGATGGAATTGTCACTGGCTGATTTACCCATGACCCAGCAAAACATCATCGACAAGCTGAAGCAGTACCGGAAGGAAACAGGAAACGTGATAGGGAAGGGAGTGAACAGGGATGCAGCCGAGATAGTGCGGAAAGGAAGGTAGTGCAGGAGTGACAAAAAAGTGCAGGAGCAACATGCGCCAGCGCAGGTTATTTTGGATCACGTCATAAGTGATTGAATTGCATTGGATGCTTGCTTTAGTGGTTAGTGTAAGTCATTGATTTTAACGCCAGCGCAGTAACTTTTGGATCTCGGTATGGAAGACACAAAAAAACCCGGCGCGGTGGCCGGGTTTAATATGAACATTAGAACTGGGTTATGCAGCTTTCTTGTTCATTTCTGCAAGGATAGCATCCTTGCGAGCTTGCATTTCTGCAACGATTTCATTAAGACGGCCAGCCAGTTTAAGCATCTCAGAAATTGTGTGGAGTTTATTCATATGCGCCTCCGCAGTGCCTCGTTTCATCCAAAAGAAAGTTATTTAAAAATTACAGCCCCTTTGAGAATTTTGGAGCTTTGTGCACACAGATCTGGGTTTTTCTGTTTAATATCACGAATCAGTATCTGCGCGGTAAGCAATACCTGCTGTAGGTCAAGAGCGCCAAGTTGCTTGGCTTTGGTATCAAGCTTGAGAATGATCTCATGAACCTCATCAAGTGACGGATCAACGAGCTCATGTAACTTTTCGATACCCAACTCTTCAAAGCTAGTGACAACGAAATCAATCAAAGCCTTCACAGCTATCTGAACCTGATACAGTTGCCTTTCTTGAAAAGAAGCTTCTGCATCTGTCACTTTTACAGCATCTCTAAATTCTTGGGTCACTAACTATACTCCTTATATAGGATCTCTCCAATCGATTTTCAATGCGAATTGGACGATTTCCGCTCAATAAGCACGATTTAGCAATGAAATAATTGACTTTGAAAGGAAACATCTCTATATCGCGCGCACATGATATATATACACTTAAAATCGACTAAAAGAACACAAACTTTATGATGATTTTCATCAATCATATTGAATGATGACGGCTATCACACCAGCCGCATCTTCGTCTCTACAGCAACCCCAATAATCCGGCAGTTACCATTAATCGGCACGAGTGGCCATTGCGGGTTAAGGCCCTTCAGGTACTTCTGCGCACCGTCGATCACTAACTTCTTAAATGTTGCCTCGTTCGAATCGGATAGCTTTGCTATTACTAGGCTGCCGTTGATCGCCTCGCGCCCAGTATCGAAGAGGACAAAGGTTCCTTCTGGGATGCTCAAGCCAGTAGGGGCTGTCATTGAGTCACCATCAACCTGCAGCCAGAACGCCTCCCCCTGAATGTGAGCATCTGATTCAAGCCAAAGGTCGATATCTTTAAGGGTGTACGGCTCAACAGCTTCGCACCATGCTCCTGCCTGCACCTTGCTTATAACTGGGTATTTATCACCTGGCTTGTAAGGGCCTTTGTAGTCATCGCCAAAAAGCAGCTCGGCAGGCGCAACCCCCAGCGCCTTAGCTATTACAGTTGCATCATCAACGCTAACGCTCCTGGTGCCTGATTCGTAATTCCCTATGCGTGACTGCGAGGCCCACCCGCAAAGCTCTGCGAGAGCCTTTTGTGACAGCCCTTTATCTTCGCGAAGTCGCTTAATGCGGCCCGCTATATCTTCGATTCTATTCATTCTCATTTTGTATCACGCGCCGTGTTAAAAAGCTTTACACGAATTGTGTTGATTAATAATCACGAATTGTGTTTAATGATGCTGAGTGACCATTCTTGAAAGGATCAGCATGAACAATATCGCCAACGAACGTAAGAAGCTTGGCATCACTCAATCAGAGTTAGCAGGTTCGTGCGGCTGGAACCAGTCCCGCCTTGCTAACTATGAAGCTGGCATACGAGCACCAGACCTGGATTCGTGCCGCCGCCTGGTTGACGCGATGAATAAGCTGGGGAGCAATACATCTCTCGATGCGTTGTTCCCACCAAAAAATAATGCCGCCTGATTGGCGGCCACAACCAATCAAATCAGAGGAAGTATCGCAAATGGAAACCTTAACGACACGCAACAAAGCGGAGGCACGACGAATTGAGAGTTGGGTGCAGCGTCAAATCGCTGATCTGGGTACCGCCCGGATAGCCGAAGTAGCTGGCATCAACAAATCCACAGTCAGCCGGTGGCGGGAAAACCTGGTACCGAACATGTCGCTGCTGCTGGCCATCCTGATTTCGAACAGGGATGGAGTGAAGGGGGATTTTGAAGCATGAACGCAGAAAGGGCGAAAGCCGCGGTGCGCTAACACCAACGGCTTTCAGGTGCAATTACGGCAGTAATTACGAGGTCATTATGACAAAGAGTAATCCAAAACACCAGGCACGGGAGTCATAGCTATGTCGAACGTCGCTTACGCAAATTTCGCGGCGCACTCAGCCGCAAGGAGCAACAGGATGGAGAACCAGAAATCTGGTTACGTCCCGTTGTACCGGAGCATCAAGAAGAAGTCCTGGGCTAAGGATGTTTTCCTGCGCGCGCTGTGGGAGAACCTGCTCATTGACGCAGCCAGACAGCCATACACGGCATTCTTCAAGGGCAAGCAATGGCCTCTGCAACCCGGTCAACTGGTCGTCACTGCTGCGGATCTAGGCCTTCAGTTGTGTGACCGCCAGGGCAACCCGACAAGCCGCGACGCAGTGGAGAGAATGCTGTCTGTTTTCGTCCGCGAAGGGATGATTTCCATCGAAGGAGAGAAGCGAAAAGGCAGGGTGATCACCATCACGAACTACGTCGAATATGCTCAAAAAATGGACGATTTACCCGCACATAAAGCCGCACATACAGGCGCACATGATGAAGCCAGTAACGGCGCGGGTTCAGATGGGTATACCGCACATAAGGCCGCACAATTCCCCGCACATCATGAACAAGAAGGTAATAACAAGAATATAAATAACTTATCGTCCGAGAATTCTGACGAATCCTCTGACGCACGTCTGAAGAAATTTTTATCAGCTCATCCAGACGCTGCGGTTTACACCCCATCCGGTGCGAAGTGGGGATCGGCTGAAGACCTCGAGATCGCTAAGTGGATTTCCTCCAGAGTGAAGCTGATTAACCCAACCTGCAAAGCCCCGGACATGACCTCCTGGTCTAACACCGTTCGCCTGATGCGCCAGATAGACAACAGGTCGCACCAGGACATCTGCGCGCTGTACGACTGGGCAAGCAAACACCACTTCTGGCAGACCAACATCCTGAGCCCGGAAAGCCTGCGTAAGCAGTGGGACAAGCTGACGATGCAGCGCAGTGCTGGTGGTGAGCAGCGAGGCGGAAAGCCGGATCTGGACTTCAACAACACTGACTGGGCCTATGGGGTGATTCGATGAAATCTCTTGCAGAGCAGATGCGTAACCATGACCGCGAGCAGATGAGTCGCATGGCCCACAACCTGCCAGAGCAGTACCAGGAGCGCGCGCCGGTAGAGCAGGTGGCTCAGGTATTCAACGGGCTGTTCACCCAACTGCGTGCCGCGTTCCCGGCCAGCATGGCGAACTTCCGCACTCAGGACGACCTGAACGAATTCCGCCGTCAGTGGCTGCTGGCGTTTCAGGAGAACGGGATCCACTCGATGGCTCAGGTTGATGCCGGTATGCGCATTGCCCGCCGCCAGGAGCGTCCATTCCTGCCGTCGCCGGGCCAGTTTGTTGCCTGGTGCAAGCAGAGTGGCGGGGCGTTGGGCGTCACCGTTGACCAGGTGATCGCCGAATACTGGGACTGGCGTAACCGTTCGTTCGAATTCACCTCCAGCGAGCAATTCCCCTGGTCACAGCCGGTCATGTACCACATCTGCGTTGAACTGCGCCACCGCAGCACAGAGCGACAGTTAACGCATGGTGAGCTGGCACGCGAGGCGGGCGACCTGCTGGACATGTGGGAAAAGCGCGTCACCGAGGGTAAGCCAGTGCCGCCGGTACGCCGGGCAATTGCAGCACCTGCCGCCGAGCATGGTCCTACGCCGATCCAGCTGCTTAAGGCGAAGTACAACCGCAACAAGTCGAACGGGATGGTGTGAGATGAAAGGCAAACAGGCAATTCTGCGTTATCTCGAAACGCACCGGACCTTCACCGCGAAGGAAGTGGCCGCAGAGTGCGGTATGACCATCAACTGCATCACGAAGAACGCTATCGATCTGGAAAAGTCTCGAAAAATTATCCGGGTGAGCAAGGTCTGGCGAACGGTGACTTATCGCCTGGCCACGCCGGAAGAGCAGGCTGGTACCGCTCGCAGTTGCACCAACGGAATATTTCAGGAGTGCCGGAACAGTCCGGCGATGAAGCGAGTATTGATGGTTTGGTGGAGGGTAGGGGTATGAGCAACAAATACGAAGATCTGATTAAAAACGCCAGGATGAATGCCGACTGCGGTGAGCACATGTCGCCCGCGGAAGTTACGACCCTGCTTAATGTGGTTGAAACCACATTCGCGGCGCTGGCTGGGGAAGTGTACGACCTGAAACATCCTGGCACATACCTGCCATCGAAACGCGAAACTCCTGCTACGGACGCCTTCCTGGCTGAAGTGCGTGCGCATGACCTCAACGCTTTCATTCGGCATCACAGTGCGGAACTGGATGCGCATATTAAAAACGGTGGTGAGCAGTTCGACGAAAAATCAGTACGCATCAGAGACATCATCGTCTCAGCCCGCTTGTTCAGGGAGCAGATTCGCAAGGAGGCCGCCCAATGAGCAACATCGACAAACAGGCGTTAAATCAAGAAAAAATTGAATGGCTCAATAAATTAGCTGATATGGAGTATTGCAAAAGCAATCCTGGGCATTGGCTGATGAGCTTGAAGGATACAAATATGCTTGCGAAATTGGCTCTGCGCTCAGTGTCGCTGCTGGATGAGCTGGAAGCCGCAGAGAAGCGGATTGGTGAGCTATCTCAGAAGGCTGATATCTACGACATGTTGCGAAAAGACTACGAGCTTCATGGTTCGCTGGTTGAATTTGTCGATTGGCAGGCAAAGAGAATTGCTGAGCTGGAGGCGCGGGAAGTGAAATTGCCAGAGCTATGCGTGGGGGTTGTTCAAGGTGGACATGCGGTAATGGTGCCATATGCAGCAGGGCACTGGTTTAACAAGACGGCAATTTTGGAGATGCTTGCCGACGCAGGCATCAACATCGCCGCAGCCGGTAAAGGAGAGGCATCATGAGCACTATTACCAAAGAGTTCACCAAAGAGCAGTTAATCGAAAAGCTTCAGCGCAGGGTTGCGGTAACTGCCAATTATCCTGACGTTGAAGAGGCACAGCTCGACGCAGCTATCTTCAAAATCGCGCTGGCATCGCTCGAAGCGGAGCCTGTGGGTGAGGTTTCCGAGCAGCGTGATGGACTGGTTATGGACGGCACGGTAGACCTCGGTGGAGCATCAACTCACCGAATTATTAAGGGAGCTAGCAAGATGAAACGGTTGCCGCTTGGCACGAAGTTTTACACCGCCCCGCCAGCGCCGGTATCTGTACCTGATGCGATGGAAATGGATGATGACTTTGACAGCGCGTTTGAACACGGAAAAGCTGTCGGCTGGAACGCCTATCGCGCCGCCATGCTTCAGTCGTTCGGTAATTCCGAACAACTCAACTCTCCGGTGATTCAGGATGGTTGGGTGGCTTGCGTTGAGCGGATGCCGGAGCAGTTTAAGGCCATCCTGGCATTCAATGCGTATGGAGAAGTTTGGTCTGGTGCGTATGACAGGTACTGGAATTTCTATTGCGATAATCTGTTAGTAGAGCATGTCACGCACTGGATGCCACTGCCAGCAGCACCGCAGCAGGAGGTGAAGTGATGGGCAAGTTTACTTTCGTCATTGAGTTCGAAGACGGAAAGGAGCCGCCAGTACATGCCCATATGGAAGCTTTGGGCGGGAAGGTTGTAGCGGTCGCGTTCCGGGATGCATTGAGCGAGGGTAATCCTACGCAGACGATCACTACCTCTCCTCAGGTGCTTAGCGAGATGCGGTGTTTTATCTGCAATGGCAAGCACCCTATCGGTGTCGCCTGCCCACTCAGTTCGCCATCAGTGGTATCGCATAATGCCTGACCCATTCGACGCATAACAAACAGGCCTCTTCGGAGGCCTTTCTCTTGAGTTGATTTTGTTGAATCAACCGTCCATACTTTCTTTGCTGATGGCCTGAACACCCATTGGTGACTTCTGCGCATTTAAGGGGACTTAAATGCGAACACAATCTGAACTCCTCACCTTGTCACAGATGCAGAAATGCACCTGCGATTTTCTGCATTCTGCGGTTTCCGTTAAGGGGGCCGTATGATTCTCCCCAAAGACGGCATCAAACTCCATCGCGGCAACTTCGCGGCCATAGGTCAGCAGATTCAGCCGTTGCTGGATGCCGGGCAATGTTTCCGCCTGCAAGTCAAACCGTGGCGCGAGAAGCGCAGTCTGTCCCAGAACGCGCTCAGCCACATGTGGTACACCGAAATCAGCGAATACCTCATCGCCCGCGGCAAGACCTTCGCTACGCCTGAGTGGGTCAAAGACGCGATGAAGCACACCTATCTCGGCTACGAAAGCAAAGACCGGGTAGACGTCGTGTCCGGCGAGGTCACCACGGTTCAATCCCTCCGCCATACGTCCGAGTTGGAAACTGGCGAGATGTACATATTCCTGTGCAAAGTCGAAGCCTGGGCGATGAATATCGGCTGCCACCTGACCATTCCTTCCGACTCCCAATACCAGAAATTGAGGGAGGCCCAAGATGCATAACTGGAGCGATATATTTTCCATTGTTGATGGAAATCTTGTGTGGGCCATAAAGCCAGCTAACAGGGTAAAAATTGGTGACGTTGCAGGATGCCTTAGCGATGGCTACAGAAGGTTTGAATACTCTGGCTGTCAATACCTGGCACATAGAATTGTATGGGAAATGATAAACGGCCCAATTCCGGAAGGAATGGAGGTTGACCACATAAATCACGTCCGCGCAGACAATCGGATTGAAAACCTTAGGCTGATAAGCCAGTCGGATAATACCCGTAACAAATCGCTGCCCAGCACCAATACGTCAGGTGAGATTGGTATCCATTGGAATAAAAAACTAAGCAAGTGGCATGTCCAAATCAACGCCAACGGAAAAAGAAAGTTCGTGGGTGTTTACGAGAGCATGGAAGAAGCAAAGCAAGCTCGCGACAAGGCAAAGGCTGAGCATGGTTACCATGCCAATCACGGACTGCCCAATAGTCATTGCTACCAGCAGCTGCGCGATAAGCAGGAGGCCTGATGTCAACTCCACTTTCCCGCGTTATCTCAAACGAAATCTTCCGCGTTCCGGCGCGCCGCCAGCGCAAGCCAGCGGTTAAGCCGTCCGACATCCCGACCTTGAAAGGCTACACCGCCCGCCTGGTGGATCAGAAATGGCTGCGTCTCGCGGCACGGAGGAAACATGTGTAGCACCTACCGCAATAAAAAATGGCTAGCCGCAGTCGGCCAGATTGAGCAATGCGTCCTGTGCGGAGCGTGGGGCGTGCAGGTGGCGCACCGCAACGAGGGTAAAGGTATCGGAATGAAAACAGACGACTGCGCCACCGCTGCTATCTGCGTCACCTGTCATTCAGAGATTGATAACGGGAAGGGGCTTAGCCGTGACGAGCGCCGCCAGTTAATGGATCGCGCCATCGTCCTGACCATTATTCAGATTGCCCGTCGTGGCTTGGTGGTGCCTGCATGAAAATCTACGACATCACACCAATCGGCAAGCCTCGCATGACCCGCGCGGATAAGTGGAAGCAGCGCCCTCCTGTAATGCGTTATCGAGCTTTTTGCTATGAGGTCCGCCTGCGCAAGCTGACCATGCCTGAATCCGGATCACATGTGACATTCGTCCTACCAATGCCACCAAGCTGGAGTAAGAAGAAACGAGCGGAGTTCGCCGGGAAGCCCCACCAGGCCAAGCCAGACTGCGACAACATGCTGAAAGCCCTGATGGATGCGCTTTATGAGGATGATGCTCACATCTGGGATTGCCGCATCACAAAGGTCTGGGGAGAGAAGGGGCAGATCATTATTGGGGAGTGCGCGCCGTGACCAGAGACGAGATAACCCGATACCAGGTAGAAAGCGTTAAGCGCGCCAACCTGCCGCCAGTAGCAAAGCACAGCCAGACCAAAACCAACCAGCCACAGAAGGAAGCCGCATAATGAAACTGGAATTAACCAACGACCAGCATCAATGGGTAGACCAGTGGCTCCAGTTGTGGGGCGCATGGTGCCAGACCGGCAAGATTGATAAAGCGATGATCAACATGATTGCCAGATTCATGGCTACCGTCGAGCCCCAGCAAGCATCACGGCCGGTATGTAGTGATGATGACGGAATGCTCATTGATGCTGTCATTCGCCACTACCTGAAGAATGTGGATGAAAATGCCTGGCGGGTTATCTTCGCCTACTATGTCTGCAACTCCAGCGAGATCCGAATTGCATCATGGCAGCATGCAGTAAGTAAGCCTCGCCTTATGAAGACGCGTGGCGGAAATCAGTACAAACACCCAAGCATCTCGACAATCCGTAGAGAGGTGAAGCAAATCATCAATGCTTCATTGTTCTGTTTATACCAACCGCTTCAAAATGCGTTTAACGATCGCGAAAATGTGAGGAAAGTTGCAAATAAATCACACAACGTGCTTGCAATTTAATGAACAAATGAGCAAACTAATTCGTATATGTTGCCATTGTTGTGTGTAACATGAATAAATTCCAAGCCCCGCCATCGTGCGGGGCTTTTTCGTTTCAGGGTCAGAAGCACAGCGGTTGTGCGTTCGGCTGTTAACCGAATGGTCGAAGGTTCGAATCCTTCCTGTCCCGCCAAATTCGCCGGTCTAGTTCAGTGGCAGAGGTGGTAAATGCCGAGTAAAGATTACTATCATAATCGAAGGACTAGGCTTGCTAAGGCCGTGGAAAAGTTGGGTGGTCGTTGCGCGAGTTGCGGATCCGAATATTCGCTTCAGTTTGACCACATAGACCCTTCCACCAAATCAGCAAATGTAAGCGAGATGCACTATCACTCAGATTCGGTGTTTTATGCTGAGGTTGAAAAGTGCCAACTACTATGTTCTGCATGCCACATTCAGAAAACCAAATTTGACCTTAGCTACTTAGTGGCTGGTGAGCTGAATGGTATGAGTAAGCTAACAATGGACAGTGTCCAGTTCATCAGAGAAAACTACATTCCACGACATAAGGTTTATGGAGCCAGAGGGCTAGGGAGAATGTTTGGTGTAACACATCAAACAGTGCTTTCAGCCTTAAATGGCGAAACCTGGAAATAAGCTGCGCGTCAGAGGTTCGATTCCTTTGCCCGGCACCAGAACCCACTGCCTGGGACCCTTCGGCCATAGAGCCGGCATTGCCTTACCCTCACATTGCCAGCCTGTCGCGGGCTTTTTTATTTTCAGGTTCCGGGAACCATCATCGACACGCCTACTTGTTAAATCGTCCCGAGGGCCTGATCCCTTACCACAAACAGCACCCCGTTTTTTCGGAGGTGATATGGCTAAACGTATGCAAGATAAAGAAAGCATTGCCGGAGTGTCATGGCTGATTGTCCTTGCTCTGTCATGCTGGGGCGGCCTGGTCCGATACCTTATTGACGTGAAGCAGAACAAAGCCACCTGGAGCTGGATCAATGCACTGGCGCAAATCGCAGTGTCCGGATTTACCGGTCTCATTGGTGGACTGATCAGCGTTGAAAGTGGGCTGAGCCTTTACATGATCCTGGTTACGTCTGGCATTAGCGGGGCGATGGGCTCCGTAGCACTGACGTACTTCTGGGAGCGCCTGACGGGGATGAAGAATGCAAACCAGTGATAAAGGCATTGCCCTGATCAAGCAGTTCGAAGGCTGCAAACTCACCGCCTACCAGGACAGCGTCGGCGTATGGACGATCGGCTATGGCTGGACTCAGCCTGTTGACGGGAAACCAATCCGCGCCGGGATGACGATTAAGCAGGAAACAGCAGAACGCCTGCTGAAGACCGGACTGGTCAGCTATGAAAGTGACGTGTCACGACTGGTTAAAGTCGGTCTGGCTCAGGGGCAATTTGATGCCCTGGTGTCGTTCACGTATAACCTCGGCGCCCGGTCATTATCAACATCGACTCTTCTGCGAAAACTCAACGCCGGTGATTACGCTGGCGCAGCCGATGAGTTCCTGCGCTGGAATAAAGCTGGCGGCAAAGCCCTGAACGGGCTAACTCGTCGGCGTGAGGCGGAGCGCGCTCTGTTTCTGTCGTGATTGGAGCACTGGTTAAGCGTTACTGGCTGCAGTTGATTGTGGTGGCGGTAATCGGTGTGCTGGCGTTCTTCGTGAACCGCTACCGCGACAACGCCATCACCTACAAAGACCAGCGCGACAAAGCCACCAAGAATCTCCGCCTGGCTAACGCCACCATCAAAGACATGCAGATCCGCCAGCGTGACGCTGCGGCACTGGATGCTAAATACACGAAGGATTTAGCTGATGCGAAAAAGCAGCTTGATGATCTGCAGCGTTGTGTTCGCGATGGCAAGTGTGGGCTGCACGTCAATGCCAGATGTCCCGCGAACGGAACGACCAGCACCGGCGGCCTGGGCGATGCTTCCGCCCCCAGACTTACTGACTCCGCTGAA